CAATTTTTAGGGCATTTTTAAGGCGATAAAATGAAAAGAGGCAGAAAACCATTTAAGAGACAACTTTTGTCTTTGAATCCAAACCCAAGACCATCAACAGTCAACCCATCACCAGTGGAATATTCAGTTGATGATCCATTGATGCCTGATTGGCTTGATGAGATTGGAAGAAAAAAATGGCATGAACTTCTGTCAGGATTGAAACCCATGTCCATATTGTCACCAGTGGATGCTGATGCAGTGGCAGTTTATTGCAGCCTTTATTCCCAGGTAGTCAGATGCCAGCAGATGATAGACAGGTCTGGTGGATTTATTGAACAGGAAGGAAGACCTTTGAAAAGCCACCCTGCTGTTGATCAACTCACAGCACTTTCAGCAAGACTTTCCACCCTGGGGAAATCCCTTGGGTTGTCACCACTAGCCAGGTCAAAGTTGGTTGCCGATCCAGTCCGAAAAGAACAAAACTGGCTGGAAGAATTATGTGGTGTCAAGGCTGTGGATGATAGTGAAGATGAGTAATTATTATTTAAAATGTCCTACTGTAATTGCATTTTCAGGAGGTAGAACTTCAGGATTTATGCTTGCTAAAATTCTTGAAGCTCATTCTGGGAAACTGCCAGATTATGTAAAAGTTTGTTTTTGTAACACAGGTTTAGAGCATTCAAAAACTTATGATTTTATTGAAAGATTTTCTTTAGAATTTAATGTTGATATAGTTTGGCTTGAATATGTTGGAAAGCAAAATGAAAACAAATTTAAGGTGGTTAATTACGCCAATGCTTCAAGAAATGGAGAACCATTTTCGATCTTGGTAGAAGAAAGGAAATATCTTCCTAATCCAGTAGCCAGATTTTGTACTGTTGAATTAAAAATAAGAACTATGGATAGATGGTCAAAAAAATTAGGTGGTGAATTTGCTCAAAAACATGACGAATGCATTGGGCTTAGATATGACGAGCCGAGAAGGGTTGCGAATATTAAAGCAACCAGCAGAAGAAATTTTGCCAGGTGCCCTATATATGATGCCAAACACACTTTAGAAGATGTATCTAGATTTTGGAAAAACCAATCATTTGATCTCGGCATTCCACAGCACCAAGGAAACTGTCAGGGGTGTTTTCTTAAAAGCAGGTATAGACTTGATCTAGTGGCTAGAGAAACCCCAGAATCGTTTAGATGGTGGATAGAGCAAGAAAAAAAAATAGTCGGCTCAGAAATAGCAAAAAAAAGAACATTTAGAAGCGACAGACCTACATATTTAAAAATGCTTCAAGAATCAAAAGATCAAAAAGTTTTGTTTCCGGATTTTGATAACACAGTTTCATGCCATTGCACTGATTGATATGAAAAGAAAAATAAAACAACCCTTGATTATTCCATTCATTGAAAATGCATTAAGGCATCACAAGGGTGAATGGTCAGGGAAAAAGTTCAGTTTGCAGAACTGGCAAAAGGAAATCTTGCGTGATGTCTTTGGAAATGTTGACAGGAACGGCAACAGAATCACCCGTCAGGTATATCTTGAAATCCCAAGGAAAGCTGGCAAGACAACTTTAGCCAGTGCCATTGCACTGTGGCTTTTGATTGAAGGTGAACCAGGGGCTGAAATCTATTCAGCAGCAGCATCACGGGAACAGGCACACTTCTGTTTTGATAGTGCCAAAAACCTGCTGGCAAGCTGTCCACCACTGGCCAACAAATTACAGATCTACAAAAACACCATCATCTACCCACAGACCAAATCTGTTTACAAGTCCATCAGTGCTGATGCCCACACAGCCCATGGGGGCAACCCGCATGGAATCATTATTGATGAAGTCCACACCCAAAAATCAAGGGAACTGTATGACACCTTGATGACAGGGACGCTTGCCAGAAGGCAACCACTTTGTGTGATGATCACTACAGCAGGCAGTGACAGAAGTAGTTTCTGTTTTGAAATGCACAGCTATGCCCAAAAGATTTTGGATGGCACCATCAAGGATCCAACATTCTACACACGAATCTATGGGGCAGAGGTTGAAGATGACTGGACCCAAGAGTCCACCTGGAGAAAAGCCAATCCCGGTTATGGCGTGACCGTCAAACCAGCATACTTTCAACAGAAGGTTCAAGAGTGCAAGGACAATCCAGCATTGGAAGCTGCATTCAGGCGAGACCATCTGAACCAATGGATTGAAACTGAAGTCAGGTGGATCAGCCCACTGAAGTGGGATGAATGCATGGTGGAACATCCTGACCTGATCGGAAGGGAATGCTATGCTGGGCTGGATCTGTCAGCAACCATGGACATGACCTGCATGTCACTGTTTTTTCCCAGCACTCATGAGGATGAACCACACTTTATCATGCCTGTTTATTGGTCACCACAAGAAGCTGGAAAGCTCAGGGAAAGGTTGAATAAATTCAGAATAGATCCATGGATCAAAGCTGGCTGGATTAATAGCACTGAGGGAAACAGGGTGGATTATCGGACAATTAAAAAAGACATTTACCAACTGGGTGAGCAATACAAAATCTTGGAAATAGCCTATGACCCATGGCATGCTGACCAGATCATCCATGAACTGGGTGAAGATTTCCAGATGATCAAGTTTGGCCAGACACCAATCAACATGTCACCACCCACAAAAAAGCTGGAAGAATTCATTCTGACAAAGCAGATAAGCCATTCAGGAAACCCTGTTTTAAGGTGGAATTTGGGAAATGTGAATGTTCAGTTGGATGATAACAATAACTACAAGTTGAGTAAAAAGAAGTCTCGTGACAAGATAGACGGTATTATAGCCACTGTGATGGCCGTTGGCAGGTGGATGGCTAATGGTGGCATGGAAACCGAACAACCAACAGGGGCAGGGATAGAATTCCTGTGACCACCATGCCTTCATTCAGATCAATCATTTCTAACTTTTTCAAGCTTGCTGGTGGTTATTCAGTGGTCAGTGATTCAGGAGCCTGGACTTACACAGGAACATCTTCATCAGGTCAATCGGTCAATCAAGCTTCAAGCCTTACATATTCAGCAGTCTGGGCTGCAGTCAGATCCATTTCAGAGGGTGTCGCATCACTGCCATTGCAAATCTTCCGAAAAGACCCAAATGGTGGCAGAACCAAGGATCTGCAAAACCCACTTTATAATTTGCTTCATGACAGCCCCAATCCTGAAATGGGTTCACTTATCTTCCGGGAAACCATCATGGGTCATGTGTTGACCTGGGGAAATGGCTATGCGGAAATTGAAAGGGATGGCAGGGGAAATGTGATCGGATTGTGGCCACTCAGGCCAGATGTCTGTCAGCCTGTGCGGGATGAAAATGGGGACCTTTATTACCAATACGGGAACATCATCTTCATGCCTGAGGAAATCCTACACATTAAGGGATTGGGTTTTGATGGAATCAAAGGCTATTCAGTAATAGCAAACGCAAAAGAAGCCATAGGGCTAGGCATGGCCCTGGAAAATTATGGGGCCAGTTTCTTTGCCAATGGTGCCAAACCATCAGGGGTGATATCAGTCCCAGGCAAGTTAAATTCGGAAGCCATTCAGAACATGCGAAAATCATGGGAAGAAATGCACAGTAGCAGCAAAAATTCTCACAGGGTTGCCATCCTGCAAAATGGTGTCACCTATCAATCCATAGGAATCAGTCCGGATGATGCCCAGTGGGTAGGATCACGATCTTTTCAGCTTCAGGAGATCGCCAGATGGTTTCGGATTCCAGCATCAAAACTGGGTGACACTTCCGGTTCATCCTATTCCAGCCTAGAACAAGATAACCTGAACTTCCTGCAGGAAACCCTAAGACCTTGGCTAATTAGGTGGGAACAGGAAATCAGAATGAAACTGATTAAGGATCCTGATGTTTATGCAGAACATAATCAGGATGCTTTGCTAAGGGGTGACAGTGCAGCACGATCAGCATTTTATGCCAGTGCGATTTCATGGGGATGGCTAAATCGAAATGAAGTGAGAGCATTGGAAAACCTTCCAGCTTTTGAAGGTGGTCAAAGTTACATGACACCCAAAAACATGGATCCAGCTTTTGGGCCAAACCAGACATCAGCAGCAGTGGATCAGCAATCCACCCTAAATCAGATGCCCCAACAGAATTCCATAGGATATTCAAGATTATTGGAAGCTGCCAGAAAACAGATCAGGAAGATTGAATCTACCCACCTAAAAAGAATTTCCAACAAGCCTGGGGATTTCCTGCCAGCCCTTGAAAAGTTTTTGGAAGGTCATCAGGAAAGGGTGCAGATAATACTGGACCCAGTTTTGGAATTCATCAAACCTGATGTGGGTGGAGCATCCAGGGCTGCAGCAGCACACTGTGCAGACCTGAAACGGGAATGGCTGGACATTGCGGGTGAAAGCACTCCTGCAAATTTGAAGGAAAACACGGAAGCACGATTAAAGGACTGGCTGGAACTGCCAGCAACATGGGAGGATGTCACATGGTTAAGCTAGAAAAAAGATTTAGCACTGAAATTCAATTCCAGCCTGAGGGTAAAAAAATAGTTGGCTATGCTGCCAAGTTTGCACCCAATCGGTCCCAGGACCTTGGTGGCTTTATTGAACAGATAGACCCACAGGCATTCACCAGAACACTGGCTGAAAATGCAGATGTCAGGGCACTGATTGATCATAATCCATCCTTGATCTTAGGCAGGACTGTGAGTGGAACCCTGAGACTTTCCACAGACTCAACAGGTCTTCTGGTGGAAATCACCCCACCTGACACTAGCTATGCCAGGGATTTAATGGTGTCACTGGAAAGGGGTGATGTCACCCAGATGTCATTTGCTTTTGTCACCAAGCAGGATACATGGGCCAAGGAAGGGACCAGCAACATTAGAACCCTTCTGGATGTGGACCTTCATGATGTCAGTGCTGTCACCTATCCAGCTTACTTAGACACTGAGGTGGGTCTTAGATCCATGAATCAGTTTGAATCCATGAATCAGCAGGATGCTGCCATGCATCAGCAGAGACAGAATCTTGTGAAATTTTTGCAAATTAAAACTAAATAAAATTTTGATAGATTGAAAATATTCTGATACAATGATTTCATCTTTAACCAGGAGGATGGAACCATGTTGGCATTAATCGCATTTTGTCTGTTGTCCCAAGAAATAGGTTCTAGTGATGTCAGGGCCATAGTTGCCAAAGCTGAGGGTGAAACCCTAAAAGAAAAAGCTTTGAATGGGGTTCATGAAGTCTGTAAGCAGGTCTGTCAACAGATTCAGGATTCTAAGCTTGTAACAGCATCTAATAAAAAAAAGGTGGAAGATAGTTTTAATGAAGTGGCTGACCTGATTCAAATTTGCAAGAAAAAGAAAAATGCTGACAGTTATTCAGATGTGATTGGGAAAATGTCATTTTATTTCAGGATCATTGTAAGAAATGTTCCAAACCAGACTTATTCAGGCATGAAAGCTGAAGCTTTAAGGAACGCATGTTATCAGGCATTGGATAGTGCAAGAAAATAAAAACATTAAAAAATTTATTAATCATCAGCCACTAGCTAACCTCTAGTGGCTTTTTTCATTCCATACAGTTTGCCAAAATTTAATCCTTAATCAAAATCGGGTTATCCATGCAGTGTTTACGCATTGGCTGCCACCAGGGGCATCCCTGGCAGGTGCCTGTGCGTAATGGCACCAATTTTAAGGGGATTAAATTATGGCTATAGCTGAATTGAAAAGCCTTCAGGCTGAAAGAGTGGAAAAGGTTGCCAAGTTGGAAGAATTGGCCAAACGCCAATTGACACCAGAAGAGCAACAAGCATTTGATGACTTGGCTGCAAATGTTGCTGCCATAGATGAAAGGGTGGCTGCCCTAGAATCTGATCTGGCCATGAACAGCCAGAGGGAAGCAAACAGCAACAAATTGGAAACTATTAAGCGGTCTTCCAAGAAAGCATTTCCAATTGTTGCACCCAATGTGGTTACTGATTTGAATGACAAAAAAGCCACAGCAAACAAGGCTAATGCCATCAGGGGCTGGTTCCTCAAGGGCACCAGAGGATTCAGATCTGAATTTGCCAATGCTGCCCATGAAATCGGCTTGGACCTAAACAGCAATGAATTAAGCCTTGAAGCCCGTGCCCAGGGAATTGGATCCACCAGCATTGGTGGTGCCTTGGTCAATGATGAATTCTATGGCACACTTACCCAAGCCTTGAAGGATTACAATGGGGTTAGGCAAGTTGCCACTGTTATCAGCACCAGCAATGGATCAAACATCCAGATGCCATGTCTTGATGACACCAGCAATTCTGGAAGCTTGATTGCTGAAAATGGTTCCATCAGTGAAGTTGCCTTGACCTTCAGCAACAAAACCATGGGAGCCTATAAATTCAGTTCTGGCCAGGTTCTAACCAGCTATGAACTTTTGCAGGATTCCTTGATTAATGTTGAATCCCTGGTGGCAGAGCAAGCCGGGATTAGAATTGGCCGGATTCAGGAATCTTACTTCACGACCGGGACTGGAAGTTCCCAGCCCCAGGGCTTGGTAGTTGGAAGTGCTGCAGGTAAAACTGCTGCTGCTACCAATGCTTTCACTGTGGATGAGATCATTGATTTGGTCTTCTCAGTTGATCAGGCATATAAACAAAATGGCAATGTTGGCTTCATGTGTCACCCATCAATCTTGGCAGCTATAGCCAAATTGAAGGATGACAATGGATCACCAATATTCAGCCAGACCTATGCAGGTGCAGATGCCAGGGTGCCTTCCATCCTTGGTTATCCTGTCACCCTCAACAGCAACATGGCATCAAGCCTTGCTGCCAGTGCCAAGGTTCTTTTGTTTGGTGATTTCAGTAAGTATTTTGTGCGTGATGTTGCTGGTGATGGTGGACTTACAATAGTCCGTCAGTCAGAAACCTATGCAACCTCAGGACAGATTGGCTGGGTTGCCATTCACAGGTCCAGTGGCTTGTTGCTTACCGCAAATGCAACCACCTACAATCCTGTCAAACATTTGGTGATGGCTGCATCCTAATGAAAGTCATCATGCTAAAATCCCTGGTTGGTATCGGAAGATCTTTTCGAGCCAACCAGACTGTTGATCTTCCAGAAGATGTTGCTGCTGAGTGGTGCAGGATCGGCTATGCCAAACCTGCATCACCACCAGCACAGTCAGAAAAATCCATTTCTAAAATTCAGCCTGAGGTGAGAAATGAACCTTCAAGGATCAGTCCAGGTGGTGACACCACCCACCCAGGAACCAGTCAGCCTGCAAGAGGCAAAAAACCATCTAAGGGTTGATGGATCACAGGATGATGCATTGATCCAGATGTGCATCAGTTCAGCCCGGATCTTTTTTGAAAAAGCCTGTGAAATTTCCATAGCCCAAACCACACTGCAATTGAATCTGGATGCCTTCCCAGAAGTCATCTATCTTCCCATGGGTCCCACCACTTCTGTGATTGATGTGGAATACACAGACACCAATGGGGATGATCAATCATTGGCAGACTGGAATGAGGATCTTGCCAGCATCATGGCCAGAATCACCCCAGCCCTTGATGAAGAGTGGCCACAAACGGCATCCATCATTAATGCTGTGTGGGTCACCTACACCACAGGTTGGGCACCATCAGCAGTGCCAAAACTTTTAAAAAGTGGAATCTTGTTTTATGTGGGCCACCTGTTTGAAAACCGGGAAGCTGCCACCACAGGAACATTGAATGAAGCACCACTGGCAGTGCAATCCATCATTCAACACTTTGCATCAGGGGTTTATCACTGATGAAATCTGGCCAGTTACAGCACAAGATTGAAATCCAGTCCCCTACTGAAACACGGGACAGCATGGGTCAGACTGTCACGACCTGGCAAACCACCCAGGTCAGATGGGCTGCCATCAATCCACTATCAGACCGGGAACAGTTCTATGCCAGCCAGGTCAGGCCTGAGACCACCCACAGGGTCATATTTAGGTACTTTGACACATTGACCCACAGGCACAGGTTAAAAAGAGATAATCGAATATTCGACATTTTAAGCATCCTAAACCCCAATGAATCCAATGAAATGCTTCAGGTGGATGTGGTGGAAAGGGTGAAGTGATGTCAAAGCTTGATAAATCTATTTTGATAAAAAAGGGAAAGGTCAATATTGAAGGCCTTGATGAAATTGTCCAGACATTCAGAAATCTGACTGGTGACAAGGCTGATGGAAAATTGGTCCAGGCAATGCGGTATGCTTTGAAGCCACTTCAGGAAAAGGTGAAATCTCTGGCCCCCAAGAAACGCAAGGGAGACAAAAACCATTTGAAGGCTACCAGTGGACTTTTAAAAAGATCAATCAGTTTCAAATCAAAAAAATACGGCAGGGGGCAAAAGAAAAAAGTGGTTGGACTGGTTGGTCCAAAACTAAGGATATTTTCAGATTCCAAGGGAAACAAAATCAGGCCTTACTACTATGCCCATTTGGTGGAAAGGGGAACAGCTTCCCACACAGTGAAATCCATGTCAAAAAAAAGGCAAAAAGAACTTGGTGACAAATTGCAACAAAATCAACTTAGGTCTTGGACTCATCCTGGGGCTAAGGCCAAGGCATTCATGCAACCCGCATTGAAATCTGTTGGTCCTGAAATCTTTGAACGATTTACAGCCAAGGTAAAGGAAATCCTGCAGACTATTGGAACCAAGAAAACAAGGGGTCCAAAATGATTGAAGCAGATCTTTATTCTTATTTGACGGGCCAGACAACCATAACCAATTTGATATCTACCAGCATCTTCCCAGATGCTGCACCCCAAAGTGCAACACTGCCAATGATAATCTTCAGCAAGCAATCAACAGACAGGGAAATCACCTTGAAAAGGGCTGTGGGAATTTGCACAGCCAGAATTCAACTGGATGTCTTTGGTTCAACCCGTACAGTTTGCGAAAACATCATTGAAGCCATTAGACTGAGGACAGATGGATTCCAAGGCAACTGGGGCACCACCTATATTTTCATCTGCAAATTCGATTCTGAATCTGTTGGATGGGATCTGGAAAATGCCAAGGACACTGGAATTCACAGAGCCACAGTGGATCTGGTTGTAACTTTTTCGGAATCTGTCACAGACTTTTTTGGAGGCTAAGCCATGGCGATTCAAACAGGATATGGTGTCACTCTTACGGCTGGAAGTGAAGTTGCTGAAGTGCTGAGCATCACCCCACCCAGCAGCAAAATCACCAGCATTCAAACCAGCAATCTAAGCACTGATAATCAAACACACACTTTCATTGCCGGATGGGAAGATCCTGGTGAAATGACATTTCAGTGCCACTTTACAACAGCAGGATGGGACGCATTGAACGCATTGGCAGTGGCTCGGACAGCAAGCAACTTTGTCATGGCCCTTCCAGCACCCAACAGCAAGTCCATCACTGTAAGTGGTTTCATCACTTCCAGGCAAATTGACAACATAGTTGGTGATGAGGTCATCAAGGCTTCATTCACAGTCAAAGTCAGTGGAATTTGTTATCCAGATTAAGGAGTTTTTATGGCTCTAGACAGGGCACAGATCCTTTCCAAGAAAAACAACCTGCCCAGGCAGGAAATCCAAATAGAGGAATGGGAAGGGTCTGTGTGGGTCAGGTCCCTGACAGTTGGGGAACGGGACCAGATAGACAGTGAGTTTAATGCTGCCAAGTCAAAAGGCAAAACCCCAGATAATTTAAGGGCAAGGATGTTGGTTAAGGGTTGCTGTGATGATGCTGGAAACCCACTTTTTACGGAAGCGGATTTGCCAGAAATTAACAAACTTCCAGCCACCATTTTGGAAAGAATCTTTGATGGCATCCTTAGGGTCAATAAGATCGGTCCTGGTGCTGTAGAGGAACTGGAAAAAAACTAAGGGAGTGTCCACCCAGATTATTCCTTTTCAGGCTGGCAGGTCATCTGGGACGGACAGTGGAAGAGATTCAGGAAATGCCCCATTCAGAATTCATGGAATGGGTTGCACTGTCAAAGATAGAACCCTTGGGTGATGCTAGGATGGATTACCTTTTCGGTTTGATGATGATGACAGTGGTTTCCTGTGTGTCCAGCAGCAAGCACACACTTCAGGATTTCATCCCTGACTGGCTGGGTGAAAGATCCAAGGGGATGGACCCATTAAAAGTTTTTGATGCCTTAAAGGGCATGGCCAAAAAGGGTGAATGATCATGGCTGACACATCATTGGGACGGGCCAGTCTAAGTGTCACGGCAGATCTTGGCGGTTTTGTCACATCCCTGGACACTGCATCAAATAAAATCCAAGCTTTTGGTTCATCCAGTGTGACTGCAGCCTTGGAAGCAAACAAGGTAACCAACACCACTGAAAAGGTGACCCAATCACTTCAAGACCTTCAACAGGCTGCAGTGAAAGGTGCAATCAGCATTGCAACTCACAAGCATCAGGTATTAAGTGCAAAGCTTTTGACTGATGCACTGGTCCTGCAGTCTGATGAAATATTGGAACTGACTTATAATGAAAAAAGCCTAGCTTCCCAGCAAGCACACCTTATCACTTCACAGAAGGAATATGAATTCAGTCTGCTTGAATCTGGGAAGGGTATGCAGGAAGCAATCAAAAATATTGAGCTACAAACCCAAAAACAAAAGACACTGGAACTTTCCACCAAAAAACTGGTGGCTGAAATGATGAGTTCCAACAGTGTGAACATTTCCAATGTCGCATCCCAGAAAACATTGAGTGCTGAAATCGAAATAGCGAACAGGAAATTGGAACTTCAGACCAGGCAGATGATGTTGGAAAGTGGTGCCACCAAGAAACTTCATGATGAATTGGTCAAGCTTGAGGAACAGGAAAAAGCCATGGCCTTGGCTGAAGACAAGGTCAAGGGAATCAATCAGCCAGTGCCAGTGATTGAACCACCAAAGATTGATACCAATACTCCCAAGTATGTCCAGGAGCAAATGAACCTTAAGTCTGGAACAGACCTTGCAACCAAGGCACTTGAACTTCAAGCCCGTCAGATGAATGTGGAGTCAGGGGCCACCAAGAAACTTTATGATGAAATGAAACGGCTTGAGGAACAGGAAAAGAAAATAATTGATCTGGAAAACAAGGCTAGGGGAATTCCACCACCACTGCCCATCAAGCCACCACCCATCCCAGTGGACAAAAACACTGCTGCATTTGTGCTTAATGCCAAGAAAATGGCATCTGAAACTGACTTGCTAAATCGAAAGTTGGACCAGCAGGCCAGGCAGATGATGATTGATAGTGGTGCTGCAGCAAAGTTGGCACAGGAACTGTCAGCACTGGAAAAAGCTGAAAAGAAACTGGCTGCAGAAGAGGCAAAAATAAATGCTGCTGCTGGCAGGGGCCAAACCAAGGATATTCAAAAAACAGCCACCAAGACTGTTAATGGTGGAATGAAATTAACAGACATGCTTGGCATAGGCTTTTTTACTGCTGGGTTTACCAAGCTGTTTGATGGTGCAATTTCATTTGTTAAATCATTGGTTGGTTCAATCATGGATCTTGGATCCAAGGTCATTGAGGCTGGAAGCAAGTTTCAGGAACTTGACAACAGACTCAAGGCCATGACCGGATTTTCAGGGTTGGCCAAGGGACTGCAGGGAATCATGAGGGCGGGCCCTTCTGCATCATTCACGGCACTTGGTGAATCAGCCACCAGGCTTTCAGCATTGCAATTTAACCCGGAAGCACTTCAAGGGATGATTGAAAAATTTAATTCCCTGGGTGTTGCCCTTGGGAATCCTGAAAAAATCCTGAATCTTATAGTGGACAAAATAGGTGACATGGCCAGTGAAGGCAGTGCCACCATGGGGGCACTTGGAAAACTGGCTGAGGTAGGAATCCCAGTCTTTGAAGCCTTGGCATCCAGAATGGGTGTCAGTGTGGAAGAGGCAAAAAGGCGGGTCAAGGATGGGCTGGTGTCTGTCACGGAAGGAACCCAGGCAATTGCTGATGCAGCCAACATGCCAGGGATGGTTGCTGCTGCCCAACAGTCTGCCAACAGCTTTATGGGTGTCTGGTCACGAGTCACAAATAACATTGAAGTGCTGTTTCAAAATATAGGATCAAGCATCCTGAAGGGTTTTGGACTGGTGGAAATGGGAGACAGTATCACCAGTTTCTTTGATGGTGTCTTTCTGAAGGTTGAGGAACTGAAGCCAATCTTTGAACGAATTGGTGCCTTTGCTTCATCAGTCACCCAGTTAATCCTGGATGAACTTTCCCAGTTGATGTTTGGCTGGAAAGCATTTTCGGAAGATACCAGTGCTGAAAACATGATGGAAACCATGAAAGGATTTGCAGAACAGTTGGTGGGTGTGTTGCGGGAATTGGTCAATCATTTGATAGAGACCGGGAAATCAGCAAAGAATGCTGCAGATAACATCAGTTGGTGGACAAACATAAACCTGGTTAATAATCCTGTGGCAAATTTCTTCACGAATATAGTCGCTGCTGGTGGTGAATTTTTCCTGAATGTTGGTGAATGGTCAGATGGGATTGAAACCATTGGCAATGGTGCCAATAGTGCAGCCAATCAACTTGGAAAGTTGAATGATGAAATGCAAAACACCCTGCATTGGTCAGCACAATTACCAAAGGACAACCTGTTCACGGGCACTGGTGGTTCCTTCCAATCTGACCTAGAGGCCATGAATGAGGAACTAAAAGCATTTGACGAACAGTGGAATGAACTGGCCAATGCCAAGCCACTGATGCTGGAACTTCCCAAGTGGCAGAAATTCTTGGATGAAAACAAGACCCCTCTTCAGATTTATGAAAATGAACTGGAACGGCTGAACTTGATGCTGGATGGCACTGAACAGGGTTTCCAAGCATTTGCCATTGGTTCAGCCAATGCACTCAAAAAATTAAAAGAAGCCACAGGACTTGGTGAAGTCAAGTTTGCTGCAGCCATCACTGCTGGATCTGCTGAGGATTTCAAGGCCACCCTGGACGCACAGAACCAAAATGTGGATGTGCAGCAGCAAATCAGGGAAATCATGGCACAAGCTGCAGTTATTCAACAGGCTCAATTAAATGCCCAAATTCAAATAGCTCAAGGAATTCAAAATTTAAGACCACCCAAGCCAGTCAATGTGATGGCTAACTAAGGAAGAATCATGGCTATTGATATTTTTGAAGAGCTTTGGAACGAACGAAAAGGGACTATTAATAGTTCTTATCAGAACACTTACACTCGTTCTTTCATTGCTCACACGGACACATTGGAACAGACGGATGTTGCCATTTATGATGCCATCTATGCCCATGAATCCTGCCCCAAGATTGGTGACAATTACCCAGGGGATGATGACACCTACTGTTCCAATGTGAGCATAAATCCAGAACAGAATGACCCACAGACTTGGAAAGTGGTCTGTGAATACACCAGCAACCCAGACAGCGGGCACCACCCCAGGTCAGCACCCAGCAACAGGGTCAGGAACCTGCAGACAGACAGGCAGATCCACTTCTCAGGCAGCCTGATGTAAAAATCAGCTTTGTCCAGTATCCAAAAATAGTGGACCTGACCAACAGTGCAGGGGATCCTTTTTACCCCCCCATCACAGTGGAAAAATACAGGCCTGTGGTTTCCATTGGTTGCAATGCAAGTGCAATCAATGCCTACACATTGGCCACTTACATTGGGCGGGTAAATTCAGCCACAGTCAATTTTGTCACATCCACAGGGATGACATTAAACTTTGCAGCCAATTCAGCCAGGATAAAAGGCATAGCCACTGAACCCATTCTGGAAGGGGCTGTGAAATATTGGCGATTGACCTATGAACTGGAAATTTCCACTGAAATGAACGGCAACACATTTGTGGGCTGGGATGTCAGGATCAGGGACCAAGGATTCAGAATTAGAAAGGCCAATGGTGACATGGTCCAGGCATTGGATGGGAACGGAAACCCGGTCACTGTCCCAGTGGATTTGAATGGTAATGGTGGGAAAAATGCTGCCAATGCTGCTGCTGTGTATCGGCAGTTTGCGTCTGATGATGTGTATAAGACCATAGACTTTGCCACCCTTCCTGGACTGGGGTTCTTTTAATGGCTGGTGAACCATTTGCCTTTACCTTTGAAACTGCCAGGGATCTGGTGAGACTTTTAAAAAAGTCCAAAAATGGGGAATTTGCCCCAGAACTTAGCACCCTTTCACCACAGGACCAGTCAGCCAGATTTGTGTGGGCCTATGTCCCATCATCAATCACAGGCACTTATGACAATACTGTGAAGGCATGGAAGCTGGTGGGTGCCACTACCATGTTTCCCATGAACATAGGGAAGGAATCAACTGGGAAATGGCAATGGGGAAAAATTGACGAATACGGAATCATTAATGGCGGGATCACCTGCACCATCTGGGTCCCTTCCCAGACTGGGACCACCACAGCACCCACAGTTGGTGCAGGATTCTACTTGGGGAAAGTTTTCAGTTCTGATGCCACCACCAATGACCCAATGGTGCTAATAGCCAAGCCACCTGCTGCTGGAACTGGTGGTGGTGCTGGGAATGCAGTCATAGATGTGGTCACGGATGTCACCTGTGATCCAGTCAATGGTCTGGTGGTGTCCACAGTCACCCTGAGTGGTGCTGATTATGACAATGCAGTAATCCGGCAATTTTTAGCTCTTTCAGATGTCACGGCAAAAAGTTATGTTGGTAATGCAGGAAGGGTGGTGCAGGTTAATTCAGATGCCAGTGGGCTTGAATTTGGTGCCATAGTTAGTGGTGTTTCAGATAGTTTTATTTCACTCACGGACACCCCACCATCCTATGGATCCACCAACACTTATAAGGTTCTGACAGTCAGCAGTTCAAATGCTGGGATAAGCTTTAGCGATAACAACATCACCACCAAAAACAGCATCACAGGTGGAGGAAACCCAAATAATCCCAGCACTTATGCCAAGCTGGAACTGGTGAATGATGAGGAAACACCAGTGGCTTATAGTTTTTATGGTGCTGATGGTGCCTCTGAAAAAGGATTTCACACGATCAGTTTTAAAAATTTAAATGACACCCCAAACAGTTACACAGGTGAAGGTGGGAAGTTTTTAAAAATCAACACAGGTGCCACTGGGATTGAATTTGCTGATGTTGATTTGGCTACAATCCAGACAGATGTGACTAATTTGCAAACTGACTTGGGGATAGCCCAAGCTGATATTGTCACTTTGCAAGGTGATGTTAGCACGAACACATCAGACATCAGTTCAATCCAGTCTTCAATCAGCACAATAAACACGGATCTTGGCACCATCACGAGCCAACTTTCAACCATCCAGACTGATGTGACCAATCTGCTGTCAGATG